TATCCTAAGCCGATTAGATATTCCGACGGTGTAAATAGTAAAATAGCATTATTAAAATTTTATCTTGAGCCTTTACTCCCAGACTTAGACCCGCCAATGATGGCAATGGATAAAGGACGAATGTTAACGATTGCATATCGTTTATACAAAGCTTCAGACGGTGACACGGTCACAAATTTATCTTTGAAAATTATAAATCAAATTATAAACTAAGAAATTGATTACGTTTGTTTTATGTTATTTAGTTTAGGAGTGGTGAATTAGAGGGTTGGCAGTTGTGTCAACCCTTTCCATTTTAAAACATCACCCCTTGCGTCTTTGCGTAATCAACCACCGCACGTGCATGACAAAGCGCCAATGTATCTTGGAAGGCTGGGTCGAACATCATCAAAGCATCTTTGTAATTGGTAAAGAACCCGTTTTCAGATAATACGGCTGGCATACTGGTTTGACTCAGTACAAAGAAATTAGCCTCCTTGTCTGGGTCATTGTCAATCGTATCCATTCTGTAAACCCATTTTGGGAAAGCCTCCTTGACTTCATCAAAAAGGAAGGTGGCGTAAATGTCAGCCTTTGTTTGTCCGATTGATGTGAACACCTCAAAGCCCCTTGCCGTTGGCGTTGCTGCGTTTCCGTGGATACTGAGGAACAACGAAGCCTCATAGTTCTGGGCGTTCATGTTTGCCTTTGCTACGCGCTTGGTAAGGCTAACATCAATCACGGGGTCGTAAACATTGATAACCGACATTCCCCAGTCCTTTAAATACTGCTCAATCTTTGTCGCCACTTCCCTGTTAAACACGCCTTCAAAGAACCAGCCGTAACCGTGGAACATTGAGTTGTTATGCTGGAAGCATTTAGACGGGTAGGTTGTGTAATTATAGGGTAATTTCTTTTTATCGTCAATGCCGCCGTGACCAGCATCAAGGAAAACACAAAATTTATTTGCTTTCATATTTTATATTTTTAAGGGCGACGCAAATCAATGCACCGCCCTGTAAACGCATAAGGTAGCGAATCTGTCTGCGCCTATAATTTAAACCCGATGAGCGAAAAAGCTGCGGAAATCAAAGAAAATTTGGGCGGTAAACTAACCGAAATCTCTTTCCCAGCACATTCGCGGCTTGTCTCCTTGATTTTGTCCCAAATGATTTGAGCAAGTTGGATGTATTCGCGCCATGTGAATTTTACCTTGTTGCCTTCAAGATGAACATTTATCTCCGAGGCTAACTCCGCAAAGTTCATTGAGTAACAAGCCACGTCTCCCATAGGTGACTTTATTCCATCTGCATTTTTAAGGGCATCTTTTAAATTAGTTTGCATATTATTTGTTTTTAACGTCTGAAAAATCTAAGAATAATTGTACCAATATTTGTTCCAGTTATGGACTTTATATTTTCCGAAATACTAAACAATTCAGTGGCTGCAATAATGAAGCTGACAGAATAGGTTATTTGCGATGGCAGTCCAAAAGTAATACTTGCCCCGTGAAAAATCATTATACCGCAGAAATAGGTTACCACCTTTTGCGATGTCCTGTACAATCCTTTGCTCGTTATCGGCTCTCCCCTTTTCTTTGCCGAAAGGATTCCCGTGACCGTGTCTGAAAAAACTACAAAGATTGTAAAAATCAAAAAATGTTTAATAGGAAGGAAAAACGAGAATAGCACTCCGCAGCAAATAGAATAGGCAATGCCATCGTAACCAAGTTTAAAAATGTTGTAAATAACTGCTTTCATTATTCAAGTTTTATTAACCTCACATCACCATCCACCGTGGCAAATTTGCCATCAGCATATTTATACAAGTCGTATTTAACACCGTTAAAGGCAAAGGAAACTTGATTGGTAAATGTAGATAAAAGTAGATTGGTTGAAATAGAATAAACTTTGCCGTTGTCTGGATTAAAAATTAAACGCTTATTGCTGTTTAATTGAATTACTCCATCAATGATTTCACCGTTAAAGTTTAACTTCCAGTCTCCGACAAACTTTGCGGTGTCTCTTTGTGCCGTTGTAAAATAAACAGGCTTACCGCTAATTTGAACGTGCAAGTCGTTGTAATAATTAATCCTTTGTACTGCTTTGCCCTTTGTAATAATAGGCTTTGCATGAATAGCAATCGTATTGCTTTGCCTTTCTGCATCGGTAACAAGGCTTTGAATGGCAGTTGCACTATCGCCAAGTATTTGCTTTGAGCCTGTGACTGTGCTATCAGACAAAGTAGTCTGCTGAATGATGTAATAGATGTTACCTTGCTTTTGGATGTACACCGTGTCTTTGACAACATCTTGCGCAAAGGAAAACAAGGGAAGGAATAATAATAGGTATCTCATTTTATTTATTTTCGAGGTTAATAATTCTTTGTTCAAGGGCTTTGATGAGGGCTTGTTGCTCTTGGATGGCTTTTGTTAGGATGGGAATAATAGATTCATATCTCATTAATAAATCGCTATTCCAATTTGTATTTACAGCCTCTGGTATTATTTCTGCAACATCTTGAGCAATAAAACCTAAATCTTCTTCTTCTCCTTCTATCCATTTAAAATTTACTGGTTTTAATTGTAATAAAGTTGCTAAGCCATAATTTAAAGGTTTTATATTATATTTAAATTTTTCATCAGATGTAGCAGTTGTTAAAGTCCCATCAGATGTAATATTTAAATTATTTGAAAATGTACCAGCGCCAACTGCCGTTATCCTTGCATTGCCGACAACGTGCAAGACTTCAGTTGGAACAACATCATCACCTATTGTAACTTTAAATGTTGTATCTAATCGTAATAAAACTTTATTCGTAAAGCTATTTGATGTAATTAACAACATATCTCCAGCAACATCATTACTTAATGCCATTCTATTTGTTAAACTACCACCATAACCAAAATATCCTTTAAAATTATTAGCATTATCAGAAAAACCATAATAAACAGACCCAATAGCCGCAGTACTTTTTTGTGTTATTACATTTGCATTAAAAGTTTTTGACCCAGCCACCGTTTGCGTCGTCGTTAAATCTACAAAGTTTTTCGTTCCGCTGCCCGTTCCACCATTTGCCACCGCTAACGTACCGCCCAATGTCACCGCGCCACTTGTTGCCGTGTTTGGTGTTAATCCCGTTGTTCCAGCGCTAAAGGTTGTGACACCACCACCACCACCAGAGCCGCTTATTTCATTCCATTTTGGTGTTGCACTTGCTTTATAAAAGTATAACTTTTTATTTACGGTATCAAGAACAAGATAAGCAGCCGTGTCGCTCTTTGCCGTCAATGTGGTATCAGCCGCCACACCCCGATAAATAAGCCCGTCGGCAGTGGTCTGTTCTCCGAGCGTTATCTTTTGGTTGCCATTGCTCGGATACTGTGCCCATGCAAGGCAAGGCAAAAGGAAGAGGAAGAGGGAAAGGAGTTGTTTCATGTTTATTATTTTATTGCGAAAAATTCAATTTTAGTTACCGTTTGCGTATTTAATACGTTGTTTGTTGCTCCATCTCTTACAACAAAAGTAATATTTGTTCCATTAACCTCTTTGACATTTATAATATTAGTTGTTTGTCCTGGAAGATTTGCAAATGCCATAATAGGAGTAAAGTTAAACCCATGCGCAACGGTAATATTTCCATTTGCATCAGTTACTGCGTTTGATACTGAACCTCTTCCAAATAACCCCGTTTGTGCCACCGTTGTAACCGAGCCAACCACATTGCTTCCATCTTTACCAAGTAAACTTGTAGGCGTTGCCGTGGTGGTTGAAAGGGTAACCGCTCCCGAAATTGTACCACCTGTTTTATCGTATTTTAAATTTATTCTATCTGAAAGAAAGGTTGTGTCTGTTGCGCTTAACTTTGCATCAATGCGACTTGATAACGACGCCGTGTCAAGATTTGTTAAAACATTGTTGCCGTCTTCGGTAATTGCGCCTTGAACCGCAAGGGTGCCTATAATACTTGTATTACTACCAAAATAATTACTTCCTGTTCCAGTTTGATAAATACCATAATCACCACCCGATGCCGTTGATACATACAAGCCATAATTATTACCAGCCACCGTAGTTGTATTGCTAAAATACCCACCATAGGTTGAACCATTACCACCAGCACCAGTTCCAGTCACTGTGCCTTGAACACCAAAAGCACTTCCAAATCCATTCATGTCTGTTTGAGTTGCTTCGCCTTGAACACCAATTCCAGAACTGTAAATAGTTTGACCAACTCCGCGAACTCCAATATTTGTTTCATGATATCCTGGTGAACTTGCTGATGCAGTTAATGAAATATTAGGACTTGTATTTGTAGCAACTGAATTAACTGTTAAAGTATTATTTAAACTATTAGATAATGTACCACCACTTAAAGGTAAATAACTTGTATTGTCATAAGTTATACTTGTTCCACTTGCTTTAACAAAACCTGTGCCGTTTAATGTGTTTTGCTTTGCCGCAAATCTGGAAGTTAGATTAAGGTTTAATGTATCTGACTGTGTAAATAAAAATGTGGTATCAGCTGCGACCGTTCCCGTTGTACTTATTGTTCCACCCGTTAATCCTGTTCCCGCCGTTACACCCGTCACCCCTTGTAAATCGGTAAACGTTGGCGCAAATGTTCCACCATCTAACTGGGTTAAGGTTAATGTTTTTGTATCTGTTCCCGTGAAAACTGCATTGTTTATTTTATCATTGTAGGCAATATTCCAATTAGTTGAATTATTAGGAATAGAAGATGCCCAAGCGCTACCCGTTGACAAGGCAATACCAGCCTCAGGGTAAACAGGATTTGGAAAAACACCCGTACCAACCGAACCAATCCCGCTAACCGTAGCTACCGTGTAATTAGCACCTACTTTAAATGAGGTTAAAACAATGGTAATTTGATTTGTGTCAGTTAAATTATATTGGTCATTATTTAATAGTTGACCATTTCTAAACACCAAAATATATGCCTTTAATTGAATCGGAAATTTAGGCGTTATTGTCCAAGTTAATACACTTGTCGTGGCTGGTGCGTATTCTTGTTTTAAAATCTTT